TCAAGTGCTGCTTGTCTTCGCTCATCTTCTCTTGTCCATTCTAACTCTGCGTCCATACTCAAGTATCCGGCGATGTTCGAGATTGGAACCATCACCTCAACTAACCTTCCCTTTAAACGCTCAGGCATTCCACGAATGGTTAAGACCATTCCGTCAAACTCCATGTCCAACTCGTGGTTGTGACTCTTATAGTTTAATCCTTCAACCACGTTGTAATGTGGAATACTCACTGGTTTTATAAACTGAACTCTTCCAACTTTCATAGCCAACTCCTAAAGGGATTCCAGATCCACTTGTGGGTTTTTGTGAAAAAATTAAGTGCAGGTGTTCTCCAACTGACCTCACACTCATCTGGAGATTCAGGTAATCCTGTCTCTGATAATAATCTACTGCCCATTCCCATTCTTCTGAAATTAAACTTTATAAATAAAAAATGTAAACATGGAGTCTCCGTCTCATAACACACCCATCCCATGATGTGATCCTCGTCCTCTGGATTGCATAAAACTAATACATGTGTTTTTGGGATTAGGGCTTTCAGGAGAGTGCGGGATTGGGAGAGGAGGAGGGTACCGGGTACCCTCAGGCGGATGGGTGGTCGTCCACACTCCGAGGTGAAGATCGGGTACTGGAGACCGCTGCGGAGCCAGGAGTCGAGGATCATCGGCAGGTCGGCATCCCGATAGCCACGCAGCATCGGCTGCTCTCTTTTGTCGGTACATTTGACGGTACATTCTGCTGCCATCCTCGTAAGTCACTGATATCATTGTTTGCATGGCGGAATGTACATCCGCCACATTGGTTATCCCACTACTTCGTGGTCGGTTGACTCGATTACTGGCGATGACTCCAGGACTTTCGCAAGTTCAGGGTCTGCTCGAACCTCACTTAGCAACTGGCTATCGCTCATCTTGGAAACAAGGGACACACTGTGTGCCGTAACATCCTTCCAATTCTCCGGATCCCG